ACGGTTACCGTGCGAGCACAAAGAACCAACGACGTTTAACTTATGCCAAGCGACACTTTCACCCTACAGATCTTTGATACCGGTATCAGTATTCCGGCACTGCATGCTACTACTCATTTAACTGGTGGCGCGGATGCTATTCCTACTGCTGTCGCTTCGGTAGCAGGAGTCGGCGGTAGCGCGGGCTTGATGTCTGCGCTCCAAGCACAGCAGCTCGTTACGAACAACGGCAAAGTTACCAATGCCGATCACGACGGCGACGTTAGCGGAGCTACTACGCTGACCATCGGCGCAGGCAAAGTTACTACTGCGAAGATTCTGGACCTGAACGTCACGACAGCTAAGATCGCAGCCGCTGCGGTTGACCAATACAAGATTGCTGACGGTAACGTGACGCTTGCTAAGTTGGCTAACGTCACCGGACCTGTAGTCTTAGGCCGCAGCGATAGCAGCCTCGGTGGTGTGTCGGCTATTTCCTGCACTACTGCGGGTTTCGCTCTTATCGGGCAACCTGACGTTTTAAGTATGCGATCATATTTAGGACTGACGTTCCCGATATCGGTAGCTAATGGCGGAACTAACCTGTCATCGTATGCAGTAGGCGATTTGCTTTACGCTAGTGGTGGAACTACTTTATCGAAACTCCCTGACGTAATTTCAGGTAATGTTCTGTTATCTGGTGGCGTTACCACCGCACCTGCATACGGTAAGGTAGCCCTCAGCGGTGCTGTAACACACGTCACTGGGGTTTTGCCAGTAGCCAACGGCGGCACAGGTCTTGCAACCATTACTGGATATTTGAAAGGTGCAGGCACAACTGCACTAGCTACCAGCCCAACGATCCCTGTGGCTGACATTTCTGGCGTGTTGCCAATTGCGAATGGGGGCACTGGCTTCGCCTCAGCCGCTCGCGGCGATATTTATTTAGAGTCTTCCACAATCGTTCCTGTAACGGTCCTCGATACATATTATGTAGTCCCTGCGTCAGGAGCCTTGGACGGTAGCCTTAACCTTAATATGGTGGCAGGGACTACGGGCAGCTTCTCCATTAAAAATACCTCAGGATCTACAAGAGTATTTGTGATACACGCCAGTGTTGACGTTTTTACTGGACATACCAGTGAGTCAGTTGGTCTTAGATTGTATAGTGGAATCGCTGGATCTACGTTAAGCCATGTAGCTGGAGCCGAGGTAAGGACAATATCTACAAGCAACGCCACAGTAGCAACTAGCCTAAGTCTTTCTAAGTTAGTGTCGCTTCCGAATAATGGTGAGGTAGCAATTTACTTAGCTAACCATACAAATGGCGCGAACGATATCACTGTGCAAAGAGCGAACTTAACTGCTGTAGCCTCATAACATAATGGCCGTATCCCCAATCCCACAAGCCCCTTTCCGGCAGGACCGTAAGGTATTCCTTACGCCCATCATTGGGGATGTCCTGTTCAGCGAAGTGCGCGATTGCTCCCGCATCGAGTTGCCCGCTTACGGAACCCCGCATCCTGACATTAAGAAGTGGCCTTCGCACAAACTCGTGTTCGTCAAGACCGTTGACATCGAGCGCGACGGCTTGTTCGAGTTCTTCTACGCGGCTGCACGTGAGGATCAGGATCTATACAACTTCTCTTTCGGCACGCGTAATGTTGTCGGCGGTGCTGGCGGGCGTGAGTTCCGCATCGTGCTTCGTGAATACGTTACCTTCCGTTCGGAGTTCGATCCACTCTACGATGGCTTCAACCAGCCAATGCCCAATGTTCCTGAAGGGACATTCGACGGTGTGGAGTATGTGTTCTTCGAGAAGCTACAGAAGAAGATCGACCAGCCTGAATTGGATTCGCTCTTCGTAGCGGAGACGGTCACGTATATTGAGAAGGCGTTTCTGGACCTGAAGATTTCCTACGAAGCCCAACGGGCAGATACGGTTCCTGAAAAGTTCCGCGCTACGATTCCAAACATCATCACGGAAGGTCTAGTCGAAGGATTGGTTGAGATCCCAACGCTCGCGCAGAACGAGCTACAGGAGTCCCAGTCTCAGCTCAACCCTGACGTTAAGCTCGTTCGTAACGTAACCCGCAACCCTCAAACAGCACCCGTAACCTTAACCGGAACACGGGCATACGTCGAAGGCACTGAAGGCATCGTAGAAGAAAGCTATTCGCCCACTGAACTATCGGCGGATACTGGCCTGCTTGTCGCACAGTCCGTTGCCACGCCTTTAGGCGACGGCTCCTTCGTGAAGGAAACGGTGCGCGTTGAGGAATGGCCACAGCTTAAAAGTTCAGAATGGGATTATGAACTGAATACTGCGGTCACCCGCACGGAGCAGTTCGTTGCACCGCCTACGAACCTCAACCAGCCAAACACCTCTTTCCGCGCCGTCAATAAGGATCGCACGTTGCAGATCACGGAGACTCCTCCGGTATCCGCTTTGCTGAGTTATCTTGCAGCGTTCCCGACTGAAGTGAATTTGCGACTGCCGAACGTGCTGCGTAAAGTGCAGGTCGTTTGGTCCACTGACACTGCCCAAGGGAGTTCTGATTCTGAATGGCAGGGCGTTGTCGTAGGTGAATCCGGTTCCCTAAGCGGACAGGAAAGCGGGGACGCCGCTAGCTCAACTTCCTTAAAGCCAGAATTGCTCGTGGACATCGAACAGTTGGGCGACACTCTACTCAATGGGACAGCTTACTTCTTCTACATTGAGACGGTCAACAATGTCGTTACTCCTGCGGCGTTCTTAGATCGCCTTACTACTCTCTGCGGTGCGCCCGTCAGCCGTTGGCCCATCTTTCGTCCAGTAGCCCACACTCTTTTGGCCCAAGGGGCGAAGGCTACGGTTCGAGCTGACGCGAGTGGTTCGGCTTCCGTTTCGTTCTCAAGCAGCAGCCAATCGCTTACTCGCTCTACGGGTAAAGGCGATTCGTATGATGTTAGTTTGGCTTTGAGTTCGGTATCTATTTCACCGACAATCCATCCAGCTATTGTGCTGGTGGACGCTGGACCTAAGACGGCAACAGTATCGGCTACCGCAAGCGCAGGCTGGACTGGCACGAACTTCCCAACGGTCAACGTAGAGTCGAGTGCGCAGCACATGATCCGTGCTGCAATTACCCCAACCGCATTGCCAGCTACTGTCCCTCCCGCTATCCCGAAGTCCGGTTTGTATGTAGTGGAATCAAGAGTCCAACCCTACAAGTGGGGCTGGGCAAAGTGCTCTGCGATTGTCATCAACGCCAATCAACTCGCTTAACCTATGGCTGAAAAATCCACTTCGACCAAACGCGGTTCCGCCTTAGCTGAAGCGCAGAGCTTGGGCATTGACACGTCTGGCATGAGCACCCGCGAAGCCATGGGCGCTATCAAAGAAACCCGCGCCGCGCAGAGCGACATGGCTGACTTTATCAATAAGGTTCTCGATTCGCGTCCGGCTGCTGCGCCTGCTGGTGATGTCATGCCTGCCGTTGCGACTACACGAACCACCGAAGATCCTGCTAGCACGGTAATGCGTGGCGGCGGTGGTGGCGGTGGCACTAATGGCGGTGGTGTGCCTACTGAATTCTACACTTGGGTTGAAGGCAAAGTCGGTAAGGTGATCGTGCTTTGCCAGTCCGGCCCAAGCCCACTTTGAGTTATGCCCTTCACGCTACCCACAGGTTCCGGTATCTTGCTTTGCCCTACAGGTCAGGGGTTTAGCACTATTTCTGATGAGGAGTTCGAAGCTCTGGAAGCCTTAGAAGACGACAATAGCGTGGCGATTGAGGAGATTGATTTTTCAGTCTACCAAGAATGGTTGTCGAATGCCAAGGAGATTGATGCAACTGTCGAACAAAGCTACACACCAACTACCGACTACTTTGAGGACTCAACTCGTTCGGCTACGTATAAACAAGGAATTTTAGATGTTTCCGCTGGGTCGCTTTTAGAATTTAACGACTCGCCACATCCGTTCCCGATGATGGATTATGCCGCAAATAAGCTGTCATTTAGGACTGAGCTAAACCAAGGGACCGCACCTTATGTTGACGAAAATGGGAATCTTAAAGGATTTGGTTTTGGTTACTATTTGTTTTCTGGTGATTCCACATTTCAGTTCCCGAGCCTACCTCAGTTATTTATCCGCAACGACAAGTTCTATTGGGTTAATCCTACGATAGAGAAAACTGTATTTACTTTAACAACTACCGAATACAAAGAATTTTTTACAGATTCGTTTGATGTGGCTGATCCAGATGGAGGTGGGGGTGTGATAACCGTAAAAGAGGAATTTATCTTCAAGCTCCGCATCACAGAGCGGTTCTACTGAACCCTTGACCGTATCCTGTTTCCTGTGTATTCTATTTCAAGCCATGAAGACTAAGACCAAACAACAAGTCGCATACCTGCTCTCCAAAGTGAGCCCCCTAAAGGGCAAACAGCAAGAGAAGCTGAAAGCTGAACTGCATTCCGGCGCTGTCAAAATCAAGAAGTAATATGCCCTCGCTCACCCTCAACCATCTGACCTCCATGCTCGGCACGTATATCGAGCCGGACGGAGACTTCAAGGCCAGCCTGAATCAGGTCTTGGCCCGCATTTACAACATGGGCACTTACCGTGATCTGACTGTGCAATACAGTCTTCCGGTCGTCAACGGGTGTGTCACGCTGCCCGATGACGCGGACGCCGTGCTGCACACAATGGTTGACGGGCATCCTGCTCCAGTCCGTTCGATGTGGCACGACTTCAAAGCGATCGGTTTCGGTTACGGTGCGGACCTCACATGGGGCCTGATTGATTCGGGCTTCTCACCGACCTTGCAATCCTTACCGGAAGCCGGGATCACTGAGCTTACAGTCCTGCCCTACGGCCCCTACGCAAATACAAAAGTTTTTAATAGTGATGACGGCGAAGAGATTGTCGTGCGTGCATCAAATGCAGAGGGTATTTTTGAATCGGCGGTCAACAACGCGACCAAAAAGATTACCTTTGCTACGCCTGTCACCAACATCCAGTCCATTCGCTTCGAGGGCCTGCTTACCACCTACGCGCTCGTAACCGATGCGGAGGATCTCGGAACGGCCTACGCTGTTGTTGGTCCCGATAGCGGAGTGACTCGTTATAGACGCTTCCGTTTGAATCGTTCTACCGATGGCGTCACTACGGTGCATGTCCTTTGCAAACGCGCATTCCAACCGCTGTCCGGTGACAATGACATTGTCTATGTTGGCAATATCGGCGCACTCAAACACGGCTTGCTTGCCCGTATCGCTGAAGACAGTGCGGACATCGAGCGTGCCGAATACCATTGGCAGCGTTGCACTTTGCTACTCGAAGAAGAAGCCAACAGCACACGCGGTGCTGCTTTGCCTAGACTGAACATCGACCCGTTCGGGACAGGCATGCAGAACAAACTCTACCAAAACTACTGATTTGATTATTCTACAGACCACACCTGAACAACGCAGTGAAGCCCGTGCCAATTCATCCAAGATGGGTGTCTTACACAATTCCTTTTCCAAGGGCAAGGGTAACGACCCCGGCAACATGGGAGAGATCGTTGTTCTGAAACACCTAGGGGGTTTACGCGTTGGTGCTACAAAGTTCTCACACGATATCGAGCTGCCTTCAGGCATTCGCGTTGACGTGAAAACGACGATCGCTGCCGCGCCGCCTGAACCTCATTACTCGGCTCGTGTCTATGGCTCGGTTGAGGACAAGGAAAAGCTGTGCACGAAGTGCGACGTGTATTATTTCACCCGTTGCAATACGCAGCTCACGCTCGTTACGATTGTTGGCTGGCTTCCCGCTCGGGAGTTTATTGAGCGTGCGATCTTTTCCCCTAAGGGGCACGTCAATCCGGATGACGGTAAACTATCCTATTCGGATGAATACACGATGCTTATCTCGGATCTAATGCCGCCTGAAGTTAAGATCACAAAAAAGAGGCTCGGCCTTACTGGTAAACGAACCAGCAAAACCAAGCCTGTTTGATTAGGGTGGATTAAAAAATCTCGCCCTTGTCGATGTCGAAGTTCTCTCCGATGTCGATCTCCCAGATCTTACCCCCACCGTTACCCCTACTGCGCACAGTGCGCACGTTCGGGTTGTGTCGGCTGACTTCCTCAAGGACAGTCATGCCCCTACGCACGAACTCCAGATTGTTTGAGTTCCCAACGCTACGGCCCCCGTTCACCTCGTGCAATACGACGGTGAACTCGGTGAGCGTGCCGCGCCATTTCGGAGTCTCGATCTGCGACCGAACCTTTTTGGCGAAGAACTCAACCATTTCCGCGATCGCGGAACGGCTCGAATTATCGTAGGCAGCGGCTTCGATGAACGAGTCGATATACGTTTTGACGCCAAACCGATTTGAGTCACTGACTTCAACAGGAGCTTGCCAGTCCAACAACCAACGCAAGAAGAACGGGAGCTCAGCAGCAATGGTCCCTTCGACCCATTGGTTCGAGCCGAACTTCATCTTGTGCCCGCTATTGATACGCAGCGCGATGATCTTGTCTCGGTTACTGGAATCTAGGGTGGGCAATGCCGCCAATGAGTTGGCATCCAAGTTGAGTGACATCATCACCCGACCCGCCCACGGCAGCGGCACAGCGTCCGCATACTTGGCATGGTATTCGAGCCTAGGATTTGCCACGCACCGCTTCGTGAGCTCAACAAACTTGCGTTGGTCTGCGTAGGTGGCAGCCGCAACTTGGTCGTCGATAACCCAAGCGGCAGAACCGCAGAGGTCTTTGTTGAAGCTAGTCGTGCCGGACAAGTAGCCACTGGCATCACTGAACCCGCCCACTGAGCCCCCGACAATTTGGTTGGTGAGCAGAGTCTTGCCGTGCCCAGTTGGGCCCAGCAAAATGAGCAAGTGTCCTTGATCCATACGACTTTCAAGCACCGCCTTATAGAGTCGCTGATACCATGCGAGGAAGTAAGGCAGAGTGCTGTTGCCCTTGTCGTCGTTCGTGAAGAACGGCATCAAGAACTGATGAATCCACGGCCAGTTCTTCGGGTCCCCATCTTCCGCAGGCTTCACCGCTGAGGTGTAGCAGTTGTTCAGGATGCGTCTGCCGTTGAACTTCACGACGCGCTCTTTCGAGAACACGACAGGGGCAACTTCGTCCACCCGACAGTCATTCGAGATTGTGAGCAACGCTTGCTCCACTTCCGAAATAGGCTGGTTCTTGTTCTGCTTCATGGAGAAACCGCTCTTTCGTAATTCAAGCACGAGTTGCTTTTCCGGCACAGTTACCGGTGAATTGTGAAGCATCTTGTAGAATGCCTTGCCGTTGAACCAGTAGTTGTCGAGCAAGGTCCCAAGCTTTTTTTGCTCGAACTTCTCCATGAACTTCTTACCTAAGATTTCACGCCAGCTCTTGAATCCCGTTCCTGCACGATCCGAGTAGCACACGATTCCGTCCTCCCGAATCTGGCATCCGTCACGGTCAATGCCGTCGTCGATCCAGAACAGCGGGCCACGGGCCCCCACGATGAACTCTCCAGTCCACCGATTCGGGTAGCGTGCCATGACCTCTTGGGCCACTTCGTCGATCGGGATATTGGTGTCCTCAGTCTTAATCACTACGTCGTTTGCCGCCTTAAGCAATAGCGTCCTGACGAACAGGGAGGGCAACGGGTCACCCATTTTAGTCCAGTCCTCACCGATCGCGTAATACTGTGTCGGTTTCAGGCTGCAACTGTCGAACTTTGCACTTAGGGTTGGCGCTCGTAAAGCATCAGACAAACGCTTGTAGAAAGCCACGGCCAGTTCCGGCGCTACGAGAATAGGCTCCTCGAATTCCCACACCAGACGCATGCCCTCGGATTGGGTTTTAGAGCGCCACGTTGGTAGTGATCCACCGTCGCATCGGTCAGTGAGGATCTGGTCAATGCGGCCCCACTCAGGCGGGCAGTCGTAATCGGCTACCCAGCCGTAGAGTTTGTTGATCGGATTGTCCGTAGAGATCCGTTGGTTCTTGTTGTCGCCCTCTGCCATCGTAAAGAAGCAATGGTCTGTAACGGTGGATGCGCACCACGCCCGATAATCGGCCTTGCGGTCAATAGCGAAGTTTGGTCTAGGGTAGATTTTAGCGATCGGGTCCGTAAAGGTCCCGCTGATTCCCACTTTTGTGAGGTTTGAAATATATAGGTAACTCATTTTGTGTAGATGTCGAGAATTTCGCCTTCAGCGGAAACGGGGATGTCTGGAATCCAGTCCGGTGGTGTGGACATGATGTTCAAGATGTTGCTAAGGGCTTCATCGGCAATCGCTTCAGGCACTTCGCAAACAACTTCGTCATGAACGTGCAGGATAATCGGGTATCCAGCGGCGTCAATACGCAGCATCATGTCAGAGAAGATATCTCTAGCAAGCCCTTGGCTACAGTTATGGGCGATCAGGACTGGTTGACCTTCCCCAGCTCGGATGGCAAACCTTGAATTTGGCCCACAGTTGAGCAAGTCTCCAACCTGTTTTTGAAGCTGGGTATCGCTGTAGCGGCTATCCGCATCGGCCATCCGTTCGCTATACGGTAACGTAGGGTGCTGCATTTCACCCCGTTGATCTTGGCTAAATCCAGAATCTCTGACGGTATCCGGCTGCTCCTCGTGTTGCGGGCTTGTTGTGACCTCGTCGCCCACCGACAGTTCTCGGGACTGTAGCCCTTGCTGTTGTCTATCCGGTCCAAGGTCAGGCCCACCTCCCACGTTGGTTGCATATCGCCCCAGAAATTCTGGAAACTCTCCTGCCACCTCGGACATACCTGAATCCCGCGACCTCCGTAGTTCTTCCACGCTTGGTGCGTTGGTAGGCGGCATCTGTCGTTCATCGACCTCCACACGGCGAATAGTTTGTGTCCGGATAGTCCGTGAGTCGTCCGGCTCTCCGATATGGTCTTGGACAAGATCGGGCACTTCGAGCCGCACGTATTCACCCTTTTCATCTCGTTCGAGATACGGATTACGTTCCTCCCGCATTGACATTGTATCTCCCATAAGGCTTTCAGCGGCCTCCCATTCTTGTCTTTGGTCGAACCCACTCTCCGTAATACGGTGCAAGTCCCAAACGTCTGTCCTGTATAATCCTTGTGCTTCATAAGGTGGGGAGGATACCTCTTCAATTCGTAATTTGCAAGCCTTATCTGCCCCTACCCATTCGTCACCGACAAGGAACCTGTGGTCCGCTGTGGCTTGGACCCCAAACACATCGACTACAGGCTGCCTACCTTTGTCGATAAATCCATCGTGTGACACAAACTGAGTCCCATCCCACACACGCTGAGTCGCCGTAACGTCGGCTACTCGGACCCAACCTGCATCGTAAGTCAACACTTCGGAATCATGGGACACACAGTTCTCGGCCAACGTGCCGCCGTATAGCTTGATGTCGCGCATTCCACCCATGCGATACATCTTGCCGATGATGGCAAAGCGATCGCCTAGGGCCTTCATCTTGCGCAGCTTGCCGTAGCGTAAAATACGGCTTGATGGGAGCTCCAACTCAAACGGAACTCCCAAAGCACAGGCGGTGACCAGTTCCTGATTCAGCTTAGCCCAGTAATTCACTACTGACTTCATCCGTAAGCGGTAGGTTCGCACGGCTTGCTCGGCTTCCTGAAGGCTCATGCTGCTGTATTCAGCGAACCTAGAGGGCCCGATGGAATAACCGCAGCCCAAAACCATTGCCTTTACCCTTTGCCTGAGTCCTTTATCGTAGTCCTTGAGCTCGCCGTTGGCTGGATCATGCATGCCCAACAGCACACCGAACGCATGGTAGATGTCTTTAGCGTTGCGGATCATGTCCAAGGCCCGCTTGTCGCCAGCCAGATAACTGAGTGTGCGAACCTCAATCTGGGAAAGGTCAGCTACAATGAGCTTGTTGCCCGCCTTTGGCTTAATCATGTGCCGGAAATTGACTCCGAACATTTCTTCCCGAGGAAGGTTCTGCAAGTTGAGGTTGCCCCCCCTGCCGCTGAAACGTGCAGTTGGGTTCGCCCCACAATACATGAGTCCTCCGTAATAGCGATCGTCAGGCATCGTGCCGTAATCGAACGCCTGTAGTTTCTTCTGGAACATGTTAATGCGTCGGTAGTCCTGCACTGATCGTGCCCACGGGCAATCTTGTTGGTGCGCAGCAAACCACTTGTCCGCATCCTCGTTGCCTGCGGCCAGAGACTTCGGCGGGTCAATGCCTTGCTTACGGCATTGTGCGTTGAATGCCTTGCGGCTCAACGGGGTTGCGTCACCGATCCAAGGGATAGACCGTTCGGCGTCAAACAAGGTGTTCCCAATCTTAACGATGTTCTCACGTAATGCTTTAACGTCGATCGGCAAACCTCGCTGGCAGATCTTGCGGTTCATCCGGCTAATGTCTCGCTCAACTTGCGGCCATTGCTCGTGCAATTTTTTCCAGATACGCAAGCAAAGCTCGGAGTCAACGATCGCGTATTGGGTGACCTCCTTGCGGAACTCCTCGGACATCGAAGACCATTGCAAGCCTTTCATGTTATCCCGAGTTGTCTTATCGACTTTGATGTCGAATAGGGTAGCACTCGCATTCTTGAGTGAACGGGGCAGACCTAAGTAGGCGACCATATCAGCGGTGCAGTGCCATTCAGCAGGAGTGCAAGGCTTGAACCAGCCGCAGTTTACACCGTGCAGGTAGAGCGACTCATCGAAGGAGGCGTTGTGGCTCAAGACAGTATGGCCGTTAAGCATGGACCAGTCGAATTCCCGAGGGCAGCCTGCGTATACATAACCATCATCCCCGACGACGGTTACCATATAGGCTTCAAAAGAAGGGTGCGAGAAATACCCAGCAGGTCCTAGTGTGGTGATAGAGCATTCAGAATCATAGAAGGACTCGAAGTCCGCCGCGTAAGTAATCATTGTTTGTAAGTTTTCTGTTTAGGATTTAAGGCGTAAAAATACCCACGCCCGCTGCATAACACAGGCAGGCGTGGGCTTTGGGTTTGGTTTAGTTGAGTTCCGGAACGAAAGCGAACTCCAGTTGTTCGTTTGCTTCGGACTCCAGTCGCTTAGCCTCATTGTCGAATGCCGTTGCCATTACAAGCAGGCGGCCCTTCTGAATGGAGGCGGTAGCGATTTGACCACTTAGCTCTTCGGCTGCACGACGCATCGCATCGGCTTCAGATCTAAGTGTGTAAATAGGATTCAATAGTCCGGCATCAGTTACGATAGTTTCCATTTGGATTATGCGTTGGGGCGTGATGCGAACTCTTGGGCTTCCTTAGGTGACTCCTCTTTCGTTACGGAAAGAGTTGGCACATACCAGCTATACTTACCCTTCGACATCAGCTCCGTGCCGAAAGTCCACAAACGAGTGAAGGCCGGAACGGTTGGGTTGAATGTTTGGAAGGTAAACAGACGCTTGAAGGTCAAGCGGTATGCGTCCTTCTGAACGGTAAGGCGACCCAATTGGTAGTTGTTATCTCCGATTGGGTATGGGAAGTTCGTATCGTCATCCCCGATCTGTGGGATCAGCAAGATGATTTCCGCAAACTCCACAATGGGGTAGCTGCTTTCTTGGGCCAGAGCCCGTGCGTCCAACTCATTGCTGGCCATCTTAGGGATCTGGTCGTCGTCGTAAGGAACATCTTCCTTCCAACGCTTGACAGCGCCTACGATGATTACAGGGGTTTTCTGCTCGGCTTCCAGTAGGACGAATTCTTTGTCCAATACGACGGAACCGACAGGCCCTTCGATCTGTGACATCTTTTGGATGACGTTCAAACGCGGGATTTCAATGTCCTGCGAGAGTGCCATGCCTTGATTCGCTACTACGCTTAGTGTTTCGGTGCTCATGATTATGATATAGGATTACAGATTCAGTGCTTTGTTTGCTGGTCCTGACTGGTCGGACTTGTGTGGTGGAAAGTAAAAGGGCGCAAGGTTCTTGGCGTTTAAGTCAGGCTGCATACAGCAACTGACCCCTGAAATAGGAACCGCAGGAGGTCTTTCACCCCTCCAATCTATTTTTGGTAGAAAGGCGCATTACAAGCAGTGCGGTATTGGTTGCGCAGTCGGGATTTGAACCCGAAACCCTTGCTTATGAGACAAGTGAGATACCGTTTCTGCCACCGCGCTGAAGGGAAGTTGGCTTGTTCCGTTTCTTTTGCAAGAACTATTTTAGTCTTTGCCCGTGAAAAACGCTTCGAACGCTTCGACCTTAACCTTTAGTTCTTTGGCTTGCTTCTCCCAAACGGCAGCAAGGTTCATGTAATAGGATACGCTTAGCCTCCAATCATCATCCTTACTCCCAAGCTCTTCTTCAAGCTCGTCGATTTTGCTTTTGAGGGCTTCTTGTTCTTTGCACATGTTTTCAAGATCGGCGTGCATACAGCTCTTTTCTGTTTGTAGGTCCCCTGCTAAACGCTGGAACGCGTCCCGTTCAATTATCAGTATGGAAATTCGTCGAGTGGCTGTGGCTACGGTTTCATCGTGAAACTGGAGGGTGACGGTGTTTTTCAACTTGTCTTCGAGCGCAATGATCTTGTCATCCAGCTCATCGGCAAGATCATCATGTTTTTTACGCCAGAGATTGCGGGATCTGGTTAAACCGCCCACAACGAGGAAGTGCTCCTCTATGCGATGCTCGCACACAAGATTTTCATGCATCATCTTCCAATTATCACGGTCTTGGATTAACCGTTTTACGGTGCTTTCGGATTCCAACCCTTTCAGGGCTAGGCCGAAGACTTCGTTGCTCTTGTATAAATTGCGACTTGAATCTTCAAGCGCGACTAGTAGTTCTTCTTTAGTAATCATGGTATGTGTTTATGGGGAAAGTGGTCAGGAGGTTTTTACACCCAGCTAGCAGAGGCGATCAACCCTCCGCAGTCTGTTTTATCCCGAAAGTAGTGACCGATTACGTCGGTCAGGCGTATCGCATTAACGCTGCGATAGGTGTCGTAGTCTTAGAAGGGTGGAGTTTTCATAGGTATTAGATTTCAAATTCCTCGATCTCCGCGATGTCTGGCATCACGTCAGATACTACGGTGACAGCTTCACGTTTGTCTGAAGCGAGCGCAAGAGTTTTCTGAGCAGGTGATCTATCTACCAACTCATTAAAACGGTTTGCTGTCCGGGTGGATGACTTGAGTTTCTCTGCAAGGATCTCTTCCACCTGGGTTGGCGACTTCAGCTTGAATGTGTATCTCTCAGCTTCCTTGAGCTTCTGGTTCTTGAGGAAGGTGTCTGCGGCATCCTCGTTGACCCATGCACGGTTGCCTTGTCGGCCCATGACCAGTTTGAGTCCTTCGACTTGGGTTCCGGCAAGCACCCGAGTTTCGAGATACTCTTCTACGTCAGCGAGGAACTTGATGATCCCCTTCGACCGTTCGTAGAACTTGACGAGCATCGCATCGGTGATTGGGATCGCCGGAAGGATCTGGTCAATGATGACCTCGATGCGCTCCCCAACATCCAACTTCTTCTCGGGCTTGGTGAGATCCGGCATGGCCGCAAGGAGTTCGGCTGGGTCGAAGTCCGGTGCTCCAATGCCTTCAGTGTTCTTGGTGAAGCGGACTTCGCAGAAACTCTTGGCCTTGCACCAACGGCAAGCTCCCTCATCACCCTCCTCGGGCATGAACTTGAGTCCCGGAGCGAACTCCAAGATCTCCTTGGCCGTGACATCCTCACCCTTGTCGAACTTGCCATTGATACGGCGAAGTCCCTCGTTGCACTGAACGGACTTGTAGTCGATCTCGGCGCAGAACAGTTGAAGCTCACGGAATGAGATGATCCATGGCAGGGCGTCCTGTGCCTCCCGGTGGCGGGGCTGGAAGATGCCGATGTTGATCTCGGTGGCTTCGTGGAAGTTAATCAGGTGACGCTTTGCCGCCATGAGCGAGTAAGCGTAGATGGCAAGCTGGGTGTTCTCTTCAGCGGACACCTGAACTCCCGCGCCATACTTGAGGTCGCGGATGATGACTTGATCTGCCGTGACAACGGCGAAGTCGCAAGTTCCGTTCTGATCGGGTTGATACCAAAGCGGGGTGCTGACTTCCACAAGGAAGTCGAATCCTTTGGGGACCAAAGAAAGGCAGTGGTCAACGTAGAGTCCGACAGGGCCACGGAACTCTTCTGGAATGTCCGCGAGAGTCTTCTTGTTGAGGAGAATGTCTGCCGCGTAGTCGTGCGCGATGGTCCCCTCGTTGGAGAACTTGGATGACGTGTCTTTGGGGACACGGTGCTTGTTGGCCTCAAGGTAGGCGATGGAACCTGTGCAGCTCGTCCACTGCTTGCTGCTGGACGGTGAGAGTCTAGCGTGAGCTTGGTGTGAGCCGGAAGATCCGGTTGTTGCGGGTGTGGTCATGATTGAGGAAAGGGTGAGGGGTGCGCCGGGACGACGACACCCCTCGATTTTGGGGGGAGTTATAGCTTCTCGACAGCAGTGATGAAGTCAGCGAACTGGTCATCACGGAGATCTTTCGCAGTGGCGACCGCGAAGTTCTTGCGGATGACTTCATACTCGTCCTTCTTGGCTTGGAGTCCTGCACCTGATGCGGTGAACGCGGCCCGGACAAGAAGCGTGATCTTTTGGATCGCTGCTTCGCGGTCAAACGGTGCGGCTTCTTCGACGACGGGTGCTGGGGCTGCTTCCTCAACCGGAGCTGGGGTTTCCTTAATGGGAGCTGGGGTTTCCTTAATGGGAGCTGGGGTTTCCTCGACGACTGGGGCTGGGGCTGGGGCTGCTTCTTCAACCGGAGCTGGGGTTTCCTTCTTCGTTTTTGCGGCTTTCGGTGCTGGGGCTGCGGCGGCGACAGGTGTAACTGCTGCGGCACTCAAGACTTGCTGGAGAGCTGCGGTGTTGGCTTCAAGAGCTGCGGTGTTGGCGGCGATTAGTAGTTCTAATGACATGGTTTGTGTATGGTGAGAATTATTGGGTGACGGGCATTGCACAGAGTGCGAGAATGTGAGCCGTCCCTGTGGACGTGGTTTTGAACCCACTGTCCGTTTCGCAGGGCCGAATCAGACCTGCATCTTGGAGTTCTTGCGTGAACCGCACGGATGCGGGTGATCCTGCCCGTGGATGACGGGAGCAGGTGCTGTAATAGTGAATCAGGAGTTCGAGGTGTAGCGGAGTAATTTTCATTTCGTATTCGGGATTACGGGGACTGTGATATTGTTATTTTGTAGGGTTGTCAAATTTCTTTTTCGATTTGTTCAACTTGTTGGGTGAGCAGGTCAACCGGATCTCCCGTTTCAGGTGCGTAGCGGTAGCCGTGAACCCATACGCCACCACGCTTGCCATTGATGGTGAACTTCTCGCCAGCGTTCCAGCGTTCGTAACCCATCATGCGGAGGTAGTGACTTGGCTTGTTGTTGTTCCGGCGTTCCTTCTCCGTCAATACGAAAAGATCCTCCTCGAAAATTACGTCTGAGGTGATCGTCGGGATCGACGGGTTCTCAACGAGAGCTTCGATGGCGAGGTGAAGTGGGTTCTTCGACTCTTGGATGATCTCGCGGCGGAAGTCCGTTTCGGGTGCAGGTCCGTTGACTGGGAAGTCCTCGGAGATCTTGTGGTTCATGAAGAAGCTCCTGAACGCTCCGGGCTTGGTTTCGATGAGATTGTGAACGTCGTCGAAGATCTTCGTGATGTGCGGACCTTGGAGCTGGTGCTTGTATTGCAGCGGACTCTCGACGAAGAAATACCGTCTGTCGGAGTCCTCGACGTGGATACAGTCCTTGAAGTTGGTGAACGCGATGAAGTTGGTGACGTTGATGATGACTCGCGGATCTCGGTTCTTCTGGTTGAGACTGACTCGGGTGTTGGTGATCGCGTCCTTGAGTTTGTTGGACACCTCCTGCTTGTTGTGGCCGGGAGACTTGAGTTCGTCGAAGATGACCACTTGGCTACCGTATCTCCATGAGTTGAAGTCCGAGGACATGGCTCCGGGCGCGATGATGTTCACGTTCGGAGGCCCGAGGGCCGCGATGATGATGTCACCAACGGTCCCCTTGCCTGCGCCTTGGCATGACTGGATGATCGCGGCCCAACGGATCTTCTCCCCTGGGTGCTGAATGACGTAGGCGATGAAGTCTGTGAGAAGCTGTTCGTGGTAGGAGTGCGCGATGAGGTGACCGAGGAGCTTGCGCCAAGCCGCTTTCGCTTCCTTCTCAAACTCTGGAAGCTCTCTGGGTGCAGAGGAGATCCGGTATTCGTTGAGGTAGTCTTTCCCCTCAAAGCGGAAGAATGGCTCCTCACCTCCGTGGCGCGGGTCGTAGGTGACACCATCCACCTTCTTGATCTTGCGGACGTTCAGGGCGTGGTGAACTGGCAGGATGGACGGTCTTCCGGCCTTGGCCAGTTCACTATCGGCGTCGGTCGGCATCAGGAACTCCGAGAAGGTGTTGTCGAATGCTGGCGGGGAATACTCGACCCCGTTTGCGACGTTCTGGAAAGTGTTCCGGGATGTGATGAAACAGATCGGTCGTAGCCAGCTCTCAAGCTCGACCGAGTTCTCTTCGGCCTTGGCTTTGAACCGTGCGTTGTTCACCTGCCGCTTGATCGTCGCCTTGTCGATGAGGGTTCCGCAAAGCTCCTGCACCCGTTTGCGGAGTGCGACGACGAGAGCTTCCTCGACCATCTCGTTCTTGAACGGGAGCTGCGAGATCCGCTTCGCCCCTTCGTGCATGAGCAGGTCGCCATCGGTGCAGGCATTCATCCACTCGACGATGCCCTGCTTGACCTTGGTGGCGATCTTGGTGTTCTCCCACCCTGAGTCCATCGCGTGTTTGAACAGAGTGCGGATGGTGATCGGGTTGCGTCCGGTCGCGTGGGGCTTGAAAGATCTCCACTTCCCGAACGTCTCCTTGTCGCCTTTGTATTTTGTGCCTTGAGCACTCCACTCGTCGAAGACCTCGTAGGCCTCACGGGCATCGTCCTCGTCAGTAAACTGGTGGCGCAAGCTCGATGCGATCTCCGTCCAGACTCGGTAGTTGCAGTCCGCGTCAATCGCGAACAGCGGCTCCCGGATGTCGCTCATCTTCAACCCGTGGATCGGAAGGTAGGCGAGACTCACTGCACCCTCGTCGAACTCGCAAGCGTAGGTCCGGTCGTCGGACTCCTTCGCATCAATCTCGGGTGCGTCGGCGGGGTCGAGAGATTGCCCGGATGTCCGTGTCGAGATGACTGCGGTGAACTCCTCACCTTGGAACTGCATCGGACGATAGGCGGGCTGACTGAGCACGTTGGACTCCCGGTGTCCCTTGAAATCGAACGGGATGCCAAGCCGCTTGGCGATGAGCGCGACCAGACGCTTGTGGACTTTGACATCGCACGGGAGAACTGGGACGATGATCCGCAACCTGGGTGCGTCTGCGGTGTGCTTCGCCGTGCAATAGACGATGTGGTTGTAGGGGTAGAGAGCTTCGCTGACTGTCTCGGGAGCCTCGAAGAAGTCCTTCACGAAATCCCCTTCATCCAGATCGAGGATGACCAAGGTGAGCTTGTCGGCAGTCGAGTTCTCCCGTTTGCCCTCATCGAACGGGTAGGTGCATGGGACGATGTATGGCACATCCTTGATCGTGTCCCGGTCGGGGTGCGCGAGGAAGTCGGTGCGGGTCATGGGGAATTGGATGGGGACGTTGAAATAACGCTCCACCACTTCCTTGAAGTTGTTGGCTTGGAGTCTGCGGACGATACCGTCCCGCACTTTAGATCCTCCGAAGTAGGCTGATTGGGTCATGCTGAGTGTTCTTGTGAGATTTGAGTGAATGAGCGGATGAACGATGCGGCGAGCGGCGGGACAATGGCATTGCCATAGCCCCGCAATAAGCCCACGACGGGGGGAACCCCATCAACCACTGCGCGATCAATACGCGGAGTGCGGCGTAATCCTCCTCCGACAGATCTTCGCAACTCAAAATCATCCCACGGACTTGGTGTGAGAACATCTGCTGCATGTTCCCCTTCAACGACCCCGCAGCATCCTCGTTCATGCATGGGGTTGACCAACCGACTACTTCCGCACCATTGGCATCCGTCATCGGGAATGTCGTAGAAAAATGGGTAAGTCCATTCGTTGCAGTCTTGGCAGAGCATTTCCCCGTGTTTGCAAGAACATTGACCTCCGAGGGGCTCTTCGTGGCATCTGCTGCACAAGATGACATCATTCTCATTTCGATAGATTCCCGTTTGAGTTTCTTCGGCAACCCAGAAGAGTCTTTGACGGGTGTGCGGCCCACCTGCGCTGTGTGCGCCCAATACGATCGCCCCGCAGGAGTATCCCGCAGTCTCCAAGTCTGTCGATACTCCATCGAGCCATCCTTTGGCAATAGCGTTTGCAACCTGCTCCCCAAAGATGTGCTTAGGGCGGCACTGTCTGACGAGTTCATAGAATACTGGCCATAGGTGACGCTCATCATTGGCCCCGAGTTGTTTACCTGCCGTGCTGAATGGTTGGCAAGGAAGGCTTGCGGTCCAGACAGGTCGGTCTTCTGGCCAGTCTGCGAGTTGGAGTGCGAGGCTCCATCCGCCAATTCCTGCGAAGAAGTGGCACTGAGTAAAACCCGAAAGATCGGATGCTTGGACTTCAAGAATGCTGCGGGGATCGACATAGCCGTATGGTATTTGTTTGTTATCAATGAGTTGTTGAATCCAGGCTGCTGCCTTGGGATCGAATTCGTTGTAGTAATTCACTTACTTGGTCCCCCTTGCAAAGTGTTCTGCCAGTTGGACTGCCATCCCATATTTTAAGTTCGGGGTGATGCCTCGCACCCACCTCCAGAGGTTCAGGTAATTGACTCCCGCCTCACGGGCGATGCGTCGGATGGGTTTCCCCGATTCCTCAATTTGCTGTCGGATTTCCGTTGTGGATTTCATTCGTGTGGGGAGTAGTGGTTCATGATCCCTCACGCGTCAATTCTTTTTCTTTCAAAACTGAAATAAAAACTCGACATCGCGGCTTGATCGGTGATCTGTTCTTGGGCGCATTGCAACCCCTAAATGAAATAAACAACCATGCCAGAAATAGACATGAACAAAGTCCTCGCAGCGGTGGCCCGATACGGCCCCCACTTCACTCCTCCTAAGAGGATCAAATCACCCAAAGTCGCTGTGGATGCGGGACGCCGGAAGGTGTTTCGTTACTCAGAGAACCACCCTCTCTCACCAATCCCAACCTTCGCCCGATTCAATGCGAACTAAATTCACCGTCCAACACTTCCGGGCCTTGCTCTACTGGGCGTCCACTGCGTTCGTGGCTTACCTGATCTACTTTGTCGTGAAAGGAGTCGAACAATGGATGTGACGCAAGAACGTGTGGAAGCCTTGGCGAAAGAACTCCGGGAGATCTACAAGACCAATGATGGGCCTAGAATCTTGGCGGAACTCTTTGCGGAGTTTCCTAACCCTCGCAAGGTCCTGGGTGTTTCGGGCAAGTGGAGCATGGCTGCGACAAGCAGTCCGTCACCCAGGTAAACACCCCTACAATGAAAAGCCCCACAGTCTGAAGTGACTGTGGGGCTTTTCATTGTAGAGGGTTATTATTTGATGGATGCACCTTTTGGTTGTGCGTCGTTATGGAGAGTCTTCTTGAAACCTACGTTTCCAGCAATGTGATACACGACTACGCCTTCAGGATTCATAAAGTTTGGGGCTGCTTTGCTACCATATTTTCCCAACAACCAAAGAGCGGAATCGAC